GTTGTTAGTCGCTGGATGGACGAGAATGTTCCTGTCAAAGAAGAACACAAAGGTTATTGGCGTGTAGCACAATGGGTAACAACAGGTTTCCTATGGTGGACATGGCTAAGTCATGATATGGCTAACATTGCTGTGTTCCTACCACGTGAACTAGACATATCGCTAATGATTATGGTTAGTGTTGTGTTTGTTGGTGGACTTGGATTTATGCTTCGTGAAGGCGGAGGTAAGATTCAAAACATTGTATTAGAAAAACACAATACTCGTTACATCAGAAGTGCTACGATTATTGACTTGTTTTATTGGCTTACATTGTGGTTCTTTAAAGAACTAAATGATATCCCAATGTCAACTACTTGGGTATTTGTGGGCTTGCTCGCAGGACGTGAGTTTGCTATTGCTAGTTTCACTGGTAAGAAGAAAACTCGTAATGTTTTCCCTATTGTAGGCAGAGACTTTGGTAAGATGATGATTGGCTTGAGTGCTAGTTTGGCAATCGTGCTACTTATTCATTATGTTATTGTTCCTAACGGACTATAAGAAAACACTAAGTGACGCATCGACGGCGTCACTTTTTTCTTGACAAAACAACAGTTTATAGTATACTACATACATGGCTGAAGAAAACACTCAACACATTGAACCGATAACTGAAAAACTTGACGAAAAGATTGCCAAGTTAAACAGTAACCGTGTATTCAAAAGTGTCACACCTATAGGCACAGTGGACTGGTATATTAAATGGATTGCTAGTGCTTTTGTTATTGCGGCTGTTATGTGCCGAAGTGTAGAAGAGATTCCTAAGATTTACGATGTTGTGTTAAGTTTCGTAGGTTGTTTAGGATGGGGTGTTGTCGGCTATTTGTGGCACGATAGAGCCCTTATATTGCTCAACGGTGTATTAACAGTTGTATTGGGCATCAGTATTTTAAGGTGGTTAGCAGGATGAGAATTGAACCAGATATTAAATTAGACTATAGTAATGTATTGTTACGCCCAAAACGTAGCACACTGGGTAGTCGCAAAGAAGTACGCCTAGAAAGACGTTATGAGTTTCGTAACTATACTCCAGCAGATATGAGTATGGAAATGTTGCGACCTGAAAGTACTCCCCATTATGAGGGTATTCCTATTATGGCGGCAAACATGGATGGTGTTGCTACATTTGAAATGGCAGATAAACTTGGTGGACTAGGCTTGTTTACCTGTCTTGTTAAGACATATACAGTAAATGAACTTGTCGGTTACTTTGATTGCGTTGACGAAGGATTGCGTATGAAACGTCCTGAGTATACGGCATACAGTATGGGCATTACAGATGCTGATCATGATAAGTTTAGAATGGTGTATGAACAAGCGCCAAATGTTAAATATGTATGTATTGATGTAGCAAACGGTTACAGTGTTCGCTTTACAGATTTTATTAAAGAGTTTAGGCAACTATATCCTAACATTGTAATAATTGCTGGTAATGTTGTAACTGCTGATCAAACGCAGGAGTTAATATTAAATGGTGCTGATATTGTTAAAGTTGGGATTGGACCTGGTAGCGTGTGTACTACTCGCATTCAAACTGGAGTCGGATATCCGCAACTTTCCGCTGTCATTGAGTGTGCTGATGCTGCTCATGGGCTTGGTGGACATATTATTGCTGATGGTGGTTGTACTACCCCCGGAGATATTAGCAAAGCCTTTGCGGGCGGCGCAGACTTTGTTATGCTCGGGGGTATGTTAGCCGGGCATGACGAAGGTGGCGGTGAAGTAATTACTAAAATGTATGCTACTAACGAAGTAACTTTTGATCAAGGTGGCATGCAACATAAAATTGAAGAGAAACAGTTTGTCCAATTCTACGGAATGAGTTCGAAGGCCGCGAACGACAGACATTTTGGAGGCCTTAAGGAATATAGAAGCAGTGAAGGAAGAGAAGTTCTTGTACCTTACAGAGGAGCAGTGGGCAATACTATTCAAGATATCCTTGGTGGGTTGCGTTCTACTCTCACTTATGTTGGCGCAATGAAACTTAAACATTTGAGTAAGTGTGCCACGTTTATACAAGTATGGGACACACATAATAGAGTATATGAAAACAACTAATGATTATACAGCAGGATTTGGTAAATCTTATCCACATGATGTACACTTAAATAAAAAAGGTGTAGATGCAACTGAATTAGAATGGTGTCAGGAAAATTGTACTGATAATTTTGGTTGGCACTTTGTAAATGATTTAGCAGTTTTGTCTTTTGTTAATGAACGTGATGCGTTCATGTATAAAATGGCAAGGGTGCGTTAAAACAGCGCACCTACTATATTATAGATAAGTAAGCAGGACTGTAATATAATATTACAGTCTTGTTTGTCTGAGTATTAATGCTACAAAAGCAACAGTGTTTTTCCCTTAGATAAGTAAGTACCACTGTACTATTTGTATAAATAAAAGTGTTAAAAGATTGTTGCTTCGCAACAAAGAGCGACCTCAGCTCAGAAAAAATGAGTGACACTAGGAAAGACTAGGGCATATCCCATGCCTTACAAGTGGCGTTGAAATATAGACGTCGTGGTGACACCGGAAGAGACCGGGGTTTCGTAGATTCCTAAAAATCCACACACATATATACACAAAGGAGAACGCAGAATGACTGCACTAGCATTAAACACGGCTGACAAAATTGGTCAAAGTTTAGTAGACTTTTACAAAAAGTTAGATGCTCACTTTAAAGCAAAAGCATTACAAAAAAGAACCCGTAGAGAACTATCAAGGTTAAACGATCGTGAACTTCAAGATATTGGACTGAGCAGAGGCATGATTGGCCTAACTGCCTGGGAAGCATACAAAATTGAAGTCGAGCGTCAAACTCGCAAGCATGGAGGTGTATTATAATGACAACATTAGCACACCACAGTTTTTATAACCTAACCTGTAAATTTTGTACCCTAGTAAGAAATGTATTAGTAAGCATTTTCTTAGGTATGATTGCGTTAGGAGAATCGGCAGGGAGAGCAAGAGCAGCTAATATTTTAGCACAACATGGACGTATGGACTTGGCTAAAGAACTTATGTTGGGAAAGGAGAGCAAAAATGACTAAATTTAAAAATTTCCTTTATACAACAACAGTATTATCTAGCATGATGGCATTATTAGCAGGCATTATGTTTTTAAACGTAATGACTTATGTGAACTAAGGAGCAGGATATGAAATTTATTGTAGCAATGCTTGACAATCTATCATTTTATATTCACTGTTCTAATCTAGCACAAGCAGGCGAATACGACGTCGTTAAAGAACTTATTCAAGAGAGGAGGGTAGCATAATGTGGCCCTACACTCAAGAAGAAGCAGACGATTTGTTTGGTAACAAAAAATAAAAAGAGGGGATTTAGTTCCCCTTTTTTAATTTAAAGCATCTTGCTTTATTAACTACTAAGATAAATACTTTTGAGGTTAGCACAATGTCAAAAGTAGCAATGGTTCGTTACATCGCCGATAAACTTACGGAAGCGGAAACGCAAGAAGAAAAACGTGATGTTTTGATGCGATACAGTAGTGATACTTTATTCAAAAGAATTATATACTACACCTACAATCCTATAATCGTTTTTGGCATGGATGATTATAATCCAAAATTAAAAGATCCAGGCGTCGATGGAGGCATGGGCATCAGTAAATTTATGCACATACCTGAAGATTTAAGTGAAAACAAATTAGATACTGACGAAGGCATATTTGCTTGTAATCTAGTACTGAGTCATATTAACAGAGATGAAGCAGAAATTTTTGTAGGTATGCTTAAAAAAGATATTGGTGTTGGACTAACTATTGAAAGCATCAACAGCGTATGGCCTAACCTTATTCCAAACTACCCAGTACAAAAAGCAGTTGATTACTCCAGTGAATTAGCAAAGCAAACAACCTTTCCTGCTGTAGTTCAACCTGTTGTTGAAGGCAAACGTGTAAACATTATTGTGCGTTATAATACTGTAGAGTTTCGTGACTCCAGTGGAAAATTACTACCTGAGTTATTAGAATACGGTCATCAGTTTAGTATACTTGCTCAAAATAACAGTACTGTATTTGATGGATGTTATCAGGAACAAAACAAACGTTTTGTAATCTGGGACGTAATTAAGTATGATGGATTTGTCCGAGGTATAGATAATAGACTTGGCTATAACTGGAGATTTAACGGACTTGAACACATGATTATATTAAGTAGAGAGCATATCGACACACCTTGTTACAGTAGTGTGCCAGTAAAAATGGTTGATAATTGGCTACAAGTAGAACAAGCCGCTAAAGAAATCAAATGTAATGTAATAGTTAAAGAATTAGATAGTATCTGGCAGACTGGCCCTAATGCTGGCAATATCATATTCCGTGTGAATACTGAAACTCTCGAAACCGAACTTAGTTCCAACAATACTACAGTTAGCACAAGCACCGCGTCTTGATCCTTTTGCTAATTCAGCTCTTATAG